TACAACTAGCCTCTTCTACATTATTAATCGAATCAATGCATTCGTTTATTAAACTATACTTTGTCATGTTTAAACATCCTTTCGTTTTTTTTATTTTTTATTTAGAACATGGGAGTGTTCCATAATACTTTTTGCATTTCTTATTTGAACATCTCCACACAGGTTCTCCATCAATATATAAATTAATCTTAGCTCCACAATCTTCACAGTATTCAGGAACTACATCACCATCATCGTTAATACGTTCAACAGATTCCGTTATTACACATGCATCAGATACAAACCAATCAATGAATGATTCAGTTAATGTTATATTTCCTGATGAGATAATATTCTGAAGATGTTTATCAAGATCATCAGCTGTTTTCGGGTCAAATGTTGTTTTATTATATATCTCTTCGATATCCGTATTAAGAATCGATGAATAATTTTGAACAATCCATTCCAAATACTTTTTGATTGATGGTTCTAGACGTTCACCACTTTCGAGTGTTCGTTTTGAAATCTTAACAGCAGCATGTACTCTTTCTTCTGTTGATGGATATGTCGAAAACGTTAACTCAGATAACTCCCTTTCGAGAGTAGTAAGTTTCTGAAGTTTATCATCAGATATCTGGTTAGCTACATACTTTCTCGGTCTACCAAAGAAGAATGTTACAGGTAGATTATACATTGCTGCAAACATATCACACCAATATTCTTCATATTTATGTTTATCACCATTACGATATGCTTGAAGTTGTGCTTTCATAACGTGTTGACTCACACCTTTGATAAACATTTTTGATGTTGTTAAAACGATGAGACTAACAACACCACCACTTGTCACAGGACAAGCAAATCCTAATGCCATACAAGCAGCAATTAATGCTGAACCAATAAACATATACTTCTTAGAGTAAATCTGCTTATTTGCTGTCTTAACATATTTTTCATATGTTTTGATAAGTTTATCAATGTCTTTATCGGCTTCGTTTGTTCCAGAATTAGAATCGAGTGCCTTTGTGAATTCATCCAAAGCTTTCTGATCATGCTGAACAGTAGAGAGAACTGTTAATCGTTTAACCAAAGCTCTTCTATTGATAATATTCATTTTCATACCATTTATCTCGTCAAGTGTATTAACGAAATTGGTTATGAGCTTTCTACGATTTTTTGCACTCTTAACTTCACCAGCTAATGTGAGTGTTGCCATTAATGAAGCATTGAAACTAGCATCATTATATCTCAACACAGACATGATATTGTGAAATATTTCATGACAGAATGTAGATGCAACATTCTGACCAAATAATGAAATATCATCAGGAGCATCTTCATCGAGAGCTTTATCAATAACAAAGATATCGATTGGTAATCCATTTAATTGGAAACCTTTTGATTTAGATATCGAAAGATTATTTTTAATATTATTCCATATGCTTGTATAAAGATTATTGTATTGACCATTATCACTGCTGACAAATCGAACATTAATTCTTGCATTGAACTGTTTATTCAAACAATCAATCGCATTCTGGTAATTCTTACTATTAATAAATTTAGGAATACTGAAACTACCTTTCTTTGCATAACTTTGTTCAGCACGTGCAGCATTAAAGTATTTAATCGCTTTGATAAGATTTGTATTATCAAATTTCATATATTTGATATCACTTGGCTTAATCGATTTCTTTTGTTTTTTAGAAGAAGCTGATTCTTGAACAATAGAATTTACAGGTTCAATGAAATTAAATCCTTGAGAACGAAGTAAATCATATCCCAGATGAGTTGTATTATTGAATCTACTAATAGCATCAAGAATCTTATATGACTCTTGAACATCACTCGAAACATCTGTAGTATTATCATCACTAACAACTGTATCAGCAGCATCAGCCGAAGAAGTATCAACATCTGTTCCTGCAGAAATATCATCTTCATCAGTAAAGTATGAAGTTTTCTTTTCTAATGCATGAGGATTATATTCAGGAATTTTCATATCACGTTTAAGTTCTTCAACTTTTCTGTGAGCTTCTTTAGTATTAGCCATGTCAAGAAGACCGCTATCATACACAAGTATTTCATCACCATTAGAATCTTCATAACGAGCGATTACTTTACCCTTTGCTGGATTACTATCTCGAACAATATGTTCACTGATACGTCCTTTGGTAACATTTGTATTTTGCCATGTATCTAACTTATTATCAATTCTCTGAGAGATATGATCAAGTACACAGCCAATACTACGCATGATAGCTTTCATATTACCCTTGACATTTGTAATTCCTGAAGGAGCCATGATACAATCATCTACAACTCTAATTCCGCTAAGAGAATTATCAACAATTATATTCGAAGATGGGATTCCATACATAGCACCAACAGATTCAAGAGCCTCAATAAGATCATGTGACTCTTCAATTGCTTCACTAACACTATCAGCTGCATCTTCACTATCTGCATCAAGCATTGATGAATCATCAGCTGAAGAATCTCCGATATCATCATCTGATTCGGAAATAGCAAATGTAGAAGAAGCACCTGTTGAAGGCATTCTTCCAGGAATAGCACTTTGCATTCCCAATTCAGTAGCTGATGGTACCTTTACTGTTGTATCAATATATGTTTCTTTAATAATTGACATTAACATTTACCTCCTATCCCTGTGGTGGTGGTGCTACACTATCACCTGTTGATTCACCATTAGTATTATTATTGGCATTATTACCACCATTCGTTGTATTACCGTTGTTTGTTGCATTCGGTGTATTGGTACCATTACTATTGTTATTATTTTTAATTTGCTGATTGTATGCTGTTACAATATCACGATAAAGGTTGTAACTTGTACCATAGAAGTTCTTAACCAGACTATTCAGTGTGGTTGTATAGTATGTATTAGAAACGGATTGAACAATATCAAACAATTGCTTTGCTCGACTTTCACCACCAACATTGGTATTGTTTTCAACAGTTGCATTCGGTTGCTGTTGTTGATTATTGTTATTATTTTCCGATTCAGTCTTCTTCATTTTAGCTTCTCTTTCATCTTGTTTAACCCGAATATCAAGATCTTGTGCTGCTCTCTTTAATGAATCTGACATTGACTTTACAGAATTCTCAATAACTTTACCAGTACCTGTCAGGTTACTAACCAGATCTTTCCACTGTTCCGCGGTCAATGGACCTGTCGATGTTGTATTGGTAGGATTGATATTCTTATAAAGAATATAATTTCTTAATGCATCAGCTTCCTTTTTAGCATCATTCAGCTGAGCAATCTGTTTTGCTATAGCTTGTCCACCTGGATAAAGCTGTGCTTTTATATTAACGGGATCAATCTCATCAGTCTTTGCAAGTTCTGCTTTAACAATATCTGCGACTTTTATGTTACTAATGTCTTCACCAGCAACATTAAAGTTCGGGAAGTTTGTGATTGTAGGTTTGAAAGACTGATTGGTTAATGCTTGAGTAATTTTGTTATTCAAATCAGTATTCTTATAGACCCATTCAGTTTCTGATTTATGATTCTTATTGAAGTTGACAGCAAACTGTTGAATCTGTTTTGTAATCCAATCACTAAACTGGCGAATTTTGTTGATAATAGTATTACCGATATTCTTGTTTTGACCATTGCCTCCGTTACCATTACCATTATCAATAGAAACAGTTGGTGCATTATTATTGTTATTATCTGCTTCCATAATGAAGCTTTCACAATACATATATCCCGGAGTCATTGTGTCTTCCATGTTCATTGATGCTGCAATACAACGAGTATTGTTATGATATAACTTTAACATGTTACGTGTGAATATCTCACCAAGTACAGCAAGAATATCTTCAACAAGATGCCAATTCTCGATACGATTATAACGATATGCGGTAATTATTGCTTTCATTGTATTACCAACATTGATGATATTATTTGCAAGACTTGTGTTATCACAATCCTCACAACAACCACCAAACATTCGGTACATCATTTCAAGAGTATTCTCTATTGAATTGAATTTATTATTACCAACAACATCACGACGATAATTTCCATCAAGATAATTATTACCATATGCAATCTTATCCAACCAATCAACATCAGTATGGAAATCGAAATCTCGATATCTCTGTTCCAAAGCAGAATCATCCATGATTTCTCTACCATTAAACATTTTAATTATCATATCGGGTGATGATGTTTCATTCTTATCAGCATACTTTGTAAGAAGAATATGTATTGGTGAACGATCATCATTTAAGATAAACTCCAAAGCAGCCATAGTATCATTAAATAAAGGATTTGATTCTTGAAGTACGATATCACGCATATTACAATTAAAAGGAATCTTACTATTGATTGTGAATTCATTCGTCTTTAACAGACAGCATTCTGTTACAACTTCATCAATTGCAAAGCTCTTATTATCAGATACACATTTACTGAGTTTTGAACGAATATCCTTTTCATTATATTCATGAGCTAGACCATAATACAATTCGAATACTTGGTTTTCTTTTGTCATGAAACTATTATACATATCAGCTGGTGAAGGAAGAAGATTATCAACGATATTAACTCCTACATCATTCAGTAGCATGTTCACAAATGTTGAACAAACCTGACTGTATCTGTCACTACCGGTTTTATCATTTCCAATGAGTTTCTTGAGAAGTAAACCATAACTGAAATTTGTATCATGTTTGATAAATTCTTCACATGTATTTTTCATCTTAAGAACTTTATCTTTATCCAGATAAATACCAAATATATTTACATTAATATCATCATAACATTCATCAGTTATATCTTCTTTACGACAACCATCAGAATCGTTTGTATAAGTACCCTTTACTACTTTACCACCGAATGAATACATTGTTCTCATATCTGGATCGAATGATATTGAGATATGTGAAAACTTTGAATGAGTTACCGTTTTGATCGCTTGTGAAATAAATCTAGTATGTCCTTCAGATAAACATAACAGAACTAATGACTTCTTGGTTGTGTTGATTGATTCAATGAATAAATCATTTTCTAATTCATCAACATCATCATCATTGTCAGATTCTTTTACAGGTAATATAGATGTTTTATAATTTGATGAAGGCACGGCATATGCAATCATAGAATCAACAGTAATCGTATTAAGCATACATGCAAACAAGATAAATTCTTCAATAAACATAGTGAATGCTTTATTAAACATCATATCATTAAATATTGAATATTCATCATTTGATGTTAAACGAGATATGACTTCTGGTAAAGCATTAACAATATTCTTCATGTTAGAAACAAAATGCAAATCTTCTATGATTTTGATATCATTCTCCATGGTCTTAACACGTTTATCAAGTTCATATTTCGAATATACATTTAATGAGTAAACATCGTTATCACATAACAGAAGTAAATCTTTCAGAGTGTAACTCTTAGGAAGTATTTGTTTGTTATTACCCATAATACTAGAAGATTCAAAAGGAACACAACCATGTTCTTCAATGAATCTCTTTGCTGATGCTACTGCAAACATCTCACAATCTCCGATATTCGGACGAAGTAGATTATTCTTGAAAGCTTTTTCAAGATTAGCAACATATGTTGATACATCTGATGGAGTTATGTATCTAATCTTATATGAACAATTACAGATACCATATACAGATTCATTATCAATCAGATTTGGTATGTCATGTAACTTATCCATTGATTTATCTAATGCATCGATAGCTGATTTAAACATCTCTAGGAAAGAATCATTAAACTTGAATTTTCCTTGTTTATATCTACTATCGATATGGATATCTCGATTCATAACATTCCCTCTCTTTCCATAAATTTATTTTTATATTCCCTATAATAAGGAAGTTATCTGTGAGTTTCAAGGTACATCTTTTAACACATTTTGATTATCTTATTTCTATTATTTTTAAAATTCATATATATATTATATATAGATGGGGGGAATAGATAATATAGTAATATTATATAATGAAAAAGGAAAAGTAAATAGAAAAATAATAAAATAAAGAGAAATAGAGAAGATAATGATTTAGTTATTCGCGGTCAAATTCCTTGGTGTTATTGTTTTTTTTTGAAATGATTGGTTCTGAAACCGAATACTAAAACTTTATACAAGAAAGGAGAGATTATCATGAGAAATACAAGATGTTGTTTCTGTGGAAAGGTATTTAATGACAAACAAAAATATTGTCATCATATTGCCAATAAACATAATGATCAAGTTCCTGAAGATTATGAACCACTTGAATGGGCTTACTCACTATTGGTTCATAAACCTGTAGGTCGTTTGTGTACTGAATGCAGAAAAAACAATGTTCATTTTAATCAAGATACTTTGAAATATGAAAGACTATGTGATGATCCAGCATGTAAGGAAGCATATGTCAGAACTATGAAAAGTAGAATGGTTCATACATACGGCAAAGACCATCTTCTCAATGATGCTGAGATGCAACGAAAGATGTTGTATAATCATGCTAATGCAAGAGATTATGTGTGGGATGATCAACATAAGTTTCGTATTATCGGTACTTATGAAGAAGATTTTCTTAATGAATTAAAATCTCTTGACTGGAGTCCTAATGATGTTATAGCACCTTCGCCAAACAATTATTGGTATAATTGGAATGATGGTTCTAAACATCTCTACATTCCTGATTTTTTTATACCTTCATTATCTTTGGAGATAGAAATTAAAGAAGGAACAAATACTCATCCACGGATGGAACATAGTCGAGAGATTGAACATTTAAAAGACAAATACATGCAGACTGAAGCCGGTAAATCCGGAATACATTACATCAAAATTGTTGATAAAAATTATAATGATTTTGTTCGTCTATATGTTAAGTCGGACAATAATCAACCTGAATGATATGCTGGAGGTGTTATTAAATGGCTTTGGATGAACAGGGTATATATTTAGCAGAAGTAAGTAAACGATATCCTCGAACATTTCAGACGTTGGGATATGATGTATTGTTAGATACAGATTCAATGTATAAACCCAAGGTGATATCAACATTTGAGATGTGTGTTAATTCAATATTAACATTGTTATTTATGAAACCTGGACAGTATCCTTCAATACCAGAATTAGGTATTGATATTGAATCGTATCTTCATGAATATTCTAACGATAGTTCTGTACCTGAAAAAATTAAGAGTGCATTGAATGAACAA